CTATTCCATAAATCTTCATCCCAAAGAAGAGCCCATTCCTCTGGCGCTTCAAATGGCGCTTCGACGGCAGGTCTAGTTTCAGGGACAGGAAGAGGTGGATGCCAAGTATAAGTTGTTTTATCTAATATATAGCTAGGATGACCCTCTGGTTGTTTTTCATGAAAAACATCTTCTGATGGTAAATATACACCACCTTTAGATGCAAAATTAGTTCTAAATAATTTATTATAGGAAGTTTGTTTCCAATATGTATCGTCACCAGTTTTTAATAAATTTTTAACAAAAGTTTCTGCTTGAGTTGAAAGTTCACCACCGTTGGCAGCTACATCTTCGTCGCTAATGACTACAACTCTTAAAACTTCGTTATCAGAAGATCTGATTTCTGCAAAATGAGCCATTTGATTAGACCCTTATTACGATAGTTCTTCGTAGTTTATCGTGATAGTTAAGTCTGATGCTGCGCTCGCTCCTGCTTCAATGTTATCGCCTTCTTCTAAATAAAGACCTGTGTCTTTATCGACGACAACCAAAGTAGAATCTGCTGGTACTGCAATCGTAGATGCGATCATGATTGGTGATCCACCTGATTTTGTAATTGCAACTGAAGCGTCTGCTGAGTTAGTTCCATCAATGTTAGCCACTAAAATGTTATTAATTTTAAACACTTTACCAGATGATGAAGCATTAGCTAGAATCTCAGTTGTCAATGTAGTACTTAACGCCGCTTGTACGGACTTAGCTGTTATAGTTGCTACGTTAACTAGATTTGGTGCTGCCATAGTTTACTCCTTATTAAGTTTGTTTTTAACCGAAAACTAATGCCATTGCAATAGCTTTTCCTGTCGTTGCTAAAGTAGATCCATTAGCTTGAACAGTTCCGGATCCTTTTGGTACCAAGTTTATGCTTATATTTGTATCACCACCAGTAGCTGAAATCGAAGGATTATTACCTGTTGCAGCGTTAGTAATATCAAATTGGTTTACGGCTGATGCTGTTGTTTGAAATATAATTTGTTCGTTTCCGTTTTCATCATTAATTCCATGTGCATCATCAATAATAATATTATTATCATTAGTATCTAGATCGCCACCTAATTGTGGTGATGTATCTTCTGAAATCTCTGTAAGACCTAAAGCTATTTCTACAATATTTGGATTAGTAACATCATCTGCTTTGGCAACTACTAATTTATCACCTTTGTCTGTAGCAGAAAATGTAACCGTGCTTCCTGAACCAGATGCGTATTTAAACTGAACTGTGTGAGCACCTGATGTTGAGTTTCTTAAAAGATAAAAACTTTCTACGTCAGTAGGTATCGTTACTATTTGGTTTCCACTAATAGTCCCTGTAAACTCAATTATTCTATGTTGAGCTGTACCTGTTGTGTTACCGTCCACAATTGTTAATGCTGTAGTTTGTGCTCCACCTGCTATTGATTGTGAATTAAAACCACCTGTTAATTGTGAAAGAAGGCTTAAATTTGTATTTGTTTTATCACCCCAAGTTCCCGCGTTTTCGCCAGTTGCTTGAAGTTCTACTCCTAAAGGTGTAAATGTTGATGCCATAATTTTCTCCTATGCGACGTCACTATAAGTTATATTAACACCTGTGTCAACATCTTGATAAGCTTGTATTCCAAACCCTGTGGATACTCCAAATCCTGCGACAGAAGACGTTATTTGTTGTCCTGTTAATCCTACTACATCTGAAGGCCCTATTGATCCTACAGATATTGTCATTGACTGACTACCTAATCCCACAGTCATTTGATCTAAAGATATAGATCCTACAGTTGACGTTGTTGCAAGACCACTAATGTTTATAATTTGTGCATCATTAGCTTCTGCTGTGCCTAAAGAACTAGTAAATGATACACCACTTAATCCTACCACGTCAGCAGGTAAAACAGATCCCACTGAGAAAGATGATGACTGGCCAGACAATCCTATCGACATATTATCTGGAGCTATTGATCCAACAGAACTAGTTATAGATAAACCTTGAACTTGTTCTGGTATATCAAATTGAGGAGGAACTGCTGAAGTTATTTGTTGTCCTGATAGTCCTACTACATCTGCAGGGTTTAAAGTAAACATACCCCAACCGTTGTTACCATAAGATGCATTGCCCCAACCATTAGGACCTAGATCTGATGTTATTGTAAATCCGGATACTTCTATAGTTACACCACTAAAGCCCCATGACTCAAAGTTCCAAGTATCTCTACCCCAACCTGATTCAGGAAAAGCTGTAACCGAACCAACTGATGATGTAATTACTTGACTTGCTAGTGTAACTACTGGATTAAAACTTTCTCCATATGGTCCAGAATTCCATTCAGATCTACCCCAACCTTGTTGAGCAAATCCTGTAATAGCACCAACAGAAAAAGTTCCTGATACACCAGTAGGAGTGAATGCTAATCCAGTTTGACCCCAGTTTTCAACTCCCCAAGTATCTGATCCCCAACCTTGTTCAGGAAAAACATTAGGACTTCCTAGTGATAAACTTGTAGAGGAACCACTTGGAAAAATAGTAGTTATATTTTGTTGGCCATAGTTTCCTACGCCCCAGGTTGTTCCTGATAGGTTCCAAGTGTTTGCCATAAGGAGAACCTCCTTATGCTAATCTTATGATTGCGTTAGTTGCGTCTGCTGTCGGGAATTGAATTGTAAAAGTTCCTGAAGAAACTGTTTTATCTCCACCAAATGCAATCGCAGCAACTGCTTTATTTGATTTATCTGAATTATAAATTAACGCGCCGTTTGCTGTAAAAGATGCTGATGTAAAACTTACATCACTAAAATCACAGACTGCAGTGGATGAATCTAAAGTTGGAGTTACACTAGTAAGGTTTGAACCACCAGATGTATAACCAGTTCCAGATATTTCATTAGTTGTTGCAAAAGCTGTAGTCCCTGCTCCTAAAGTTGCAGAGCTAGTGAATAAAGCTATTTTAAATTGATCACCAGTTGTAGCTGTGAAGTTATGAGTTCCAACTAAGACCTCTTGTTTGAAACTGTTGCATATTGCCGATGTTATTGCCATAATTTTCTCCTACGGGTTTACTGAGTTTACCGGTATTCGAACAGTACCATCTGTGTAGTCATCTCTTCTTCGTCTACCGACTTGCTCGTTAGCAAACTTTTGTATCTCAGTTTTATACTTATTTTCGTATAGTGTCAACATATCTATTGGACCTTTTAAAAATCCATATGCCTCTGATAGACAGCAATATAATAGACCATTTGGAAAGTTAAGACTAATATAATTAGTGTCATTATTTTCTAGTAAAGCAGGCATAAAATTAAAATGCACCCTAAATTTATAGTTTTGATCAGGAGTAGGAGCTATAGCTATACGTCCTGAAGTAGTATCAGACTCTCCTGTTGCTCCTCCATACATAGCGTAATATTTAGGTTTACCCCTTTTTGCAGACTCAGTAGATGGTATATATTCTTGTAAGTATGTATAATCTTTTTTTTCTAAATAAGAGTTATCCCCTGTAACAGCTGATGTAGAATCATAAACTTGTATACTTCTTATAAATAAACATCCCGCAGGCGCATTTATTTGTTCTTGACCTGCTATAAAATTACCTATTTGTTGCTTTCTATCAGCATCAATAGGAACATCTCTCATTATTCTATATTGTGCATTTAAAATAATATTTTCTAATACACTGTCTGATAAAACATTAGAGTCTGTTTCTGTGTAACTTCTAATTTGTGTTTTTAAACCTGATGCACTTAATCCAGCCATTACTCTGTGTCCTCTTTATAAATTGGTGTTTCTGGTTCTGGCATATCTTCATATAATTGAAGATGTTCATCCTTTTCAGAACATGCACATTGTTTAATACCAAATAAATTACATATAAAATTTTTTATCTTTTTAATCATGCTGTTATCGTTACTGGCCCTGCTGATGCAGAACCACCTCCTCCTGTTTCACTTATACTAGATGTTGTGGCTGTTGCAAAGGTATAATTATCGTCATCTACTCTTGTAATTAAATAACCTGCAGCTAAATTTATTGTTGCTGCAGCCACTCTTCCAACAACAGTTGCATCTCTAAATCTAACTCTATCATTATTTGATCTACCATGATCAGGTTCATTTACAGATATTGTTGTAGATCCATTTGTTGTTGTAAATGGATTTAATGGTAAAAGTTTTGGAACAGCTGTTTCTGTTCTATCGGGTCTAACATTTCTTAAAGATATAGAATCACCATTCATAGGTTTTGGTTCTAATTGTGGTTGTTTTGGTTCAAAT